AGGGCGAACCCGTCCAGTCTCTGGTTCTACCCTAGTCGTCGGGATTTCCGCTTCTTCAATGGTAACCGCTGTACGTACGGTGCCGCTTTGTTCGAACCACTCGTCACGGACCCAGTCCGGAATACCGGGGAAAAAGGAGATCAAGGTATCGGCCATGGCCGGATCACCAAAGACCACGACATACGTGGTGGTGATGATCTCTCGTTGCCCGTGGCGGTGGCGTTTCTGTTTCTTCTTTACCTCAGGGAAGTTCAGTTCTCTGAGGAAGGCCCGTCGACCTACTTCACAGATCATGTCCATAGCAAATTTGCTCCACGTGGATTGCTAACTCCTTTTAATAATGTAGATTTGAAAATAAATGGAGTTGCGGCATAAAAAAAAAAAGAAAGAGGGCGGGGGCATAAGCCCCCTGGGTGTTACCGATGCAACGTCGGTACCATGTCCTCTTCGAAGTGAGCGTAGGTGATGTCGTCGGGGTCCAGGTCAATGTAGAACTCATCCAACGTTCGTACGGGACCCACTAACCAACCGCCCTCGTCAAACCGGGCCAGAATACGCGCCATGCAGACCACCGTCACCTGGCGCCCTTCGGCAGTCAGGGCCTGGGCTACTCGTAATACGTGACGCTTCTCTTTGGCGTGGAAGGTGAACGACCGTGGGGTGCCGTTCCATTCCACATCAATATCGATGTCGTAGAACTGATCCCCCACCTCGACTGGACGTCCCACTGGCAACCCCAGAGACTCCAAGTCCGCTTTACAACCAGCAAACGCCATCCCGTACAGCTCGGACCAGTGGTATTGAATGTACTGCACCGAACCCCGATACGCGTTGAACGTGCTGGTACCCAGAACCACCGGGTCGGTTTGTGTGATCGTAATCATTGCATTCTCCTAGGTTATTCGCAGTTGATTCCCTTGGGTGATGTAGACTTATAAATCGGTTGAACGGAATAGAGCCCCTCCCAAGCGGGAGGGGTCTATGTTGGAATGGGGTGTCTCGCGCACGGGTTGTTCCCCGATTACTCAGGGGCATTGGGTCAGGCGCCCAACTCGCGAGACTGTCATCCGGGTCCATAAACATTGACTGGGTCGCCCCAGGGTACACGACCGACAACAGCCTTTTGGTGGTTATCCAATACTTCCACCGTTTGGTCTCAAACTAACTGCCATTGGAGAGCAGTAACAACAATAACGTCCTGGGATCAACGGAACAGGGTAAACAGGACTATTATCGACATAAGATAGGACACGGGTGAGTTAATTAATCCTCGATGGGTTGCCAGTACTCACCGTCATAACACCATGACTCGTCCTTGTACGTAAATGTCTGACCAATCTCCGGCTGAACCGGAATCACATCCTTGGGTGGGTTGTGTTGGTACTCTGGCTGGGATGGGGGCATGTAAGGGAACTCAATGTCCCGCACGCTGTCACTGGATGTGAACCGTGCGCCGTTGGGGTCGATGAACACCACCGCGTCGAGAGTGTAGGCTGTACCGTCTTCGCGTTGAAAGATCTTGGAACAGCGCCGGTTTTGTCGGATACCGCCGGCGTACCATTCTGACCATTCGCTGTCTTCTCCTGTGAGGGGTGCCAGTGGTTCGCCATTGACCAGTCGGACAAACATGGTCGCTGCCATCATGGAGGAGAACCCGCTGTGGTCCTCTTTGGCATGTTGTTGTACCAGACGCATGACTGCCGGACCCATCATGCCATCGTAGTCCGAGTCGGCGTCGTACAGTCCCGCCGCATTCAGTTCTTCAAACGCGTGCTCGACCATGTGGTTGTCGTTGTTGGAGCGCAACAGGTTACGGCACCAGTCAGAGAAACGTTCCTTCCAGGTGGGTTTCACGGCCTCTACGGTAAAGTCTTGCTCAGTCATGGGGGACTCCTTCTTTGGGTTATTGGGATGACCTATACAGTCGGCTCCATCAGTAAAAGCTCACACGACATAAAGGCCCCCACGAAGGGGGCCTTTACATTACTCAACGCACGCTCAAGATTACACGGTAATCTCAAGACGGTGGTAGTTGCCGCCGTCCATGGTACCGGAGGCTTTACCTTCGGCGTTATGAACCACCAGGTACAACTGAATGTTCCCGGCGTAATCATCCACAAACGTCTGGAGCGCTGCACCACCTTGCAAGAAGGTGAGTGTCCAAAGCCCATCCGCGTACGTCGCTTCCAGACCGGCAGCGGCAGCTTGAGTCGCAGACTCAGCATCGCCCCACACGTTGGCTGGATCAGCGTACACGCTGAACTCAGGCAGGGTTCCCTCAGCGTTGTGATCGACTTCCAGAGACTGGATGCCGTCACCTGACGCTTGTACCGTGGCCACAACGTTGCCGTCCACTTCCGTAATGGTCGTGTTAGCACCGTCAATGGTTGGGGCAGCCATCAACACCTGGATGTGGGCCTCACATCCTCCTGCCCTGAGGGTCGTTGACCCGGAGGCCAACGCGGTGACCAGACCATTCTGGTCAACCGACGCTACGCCGTTATCGGGGTCCAGTTCCCAGACAATGTCTGGCGAGGACGGATCACCGTCCCCAACCAGAGTGAACTGCTGGGTGTCCCCAATGTCGAGCGTGGCGCTCTCAGGACTCATACCCTTTCAAGGAGTAGTGGTGTCACCACCTGCGTCACCGCCTGCGTCAGCACCAAGCTTGTTGAGGAATACGGAAGTACCCATGACTTCGCGCAGACCGGTCACGTCGATTTCGATCGCGAACGGAATGTTGTTGACGTGCAGGTTGAACGGCACGGCAGCGATTTCACGAGACACCTGACCGTTACGAGAGATCGGCAGGTCCGCAACGATGGTCGGTACGTAGTAGAACTGACCGAAGTTGAGGATGTCGTTCTCAACCGGGTTCTCACGGGTCGGGATGACCACGATCTTACCGTCGAAACGCTCGTTGTTGGTGGAGACGATGTCGTACTTCAGGTACGCACCCAGAGTCCGGTCGTCGCCCTTCATCATCAGGTAGTGCGCGATTTCCTTGTCGGTCGCGATGATGAACTTCGGACGCTCGTCCGCGTTACCAGTTACAGTCTGGTAAGCCGCTTCGATGTTGGAGTCGCGGTAGGCCGGGAACAGCATGCTCTTCACAGTGTTCAGGATGGCCTGACACACGTCTTCCCAACGCTCGCCACTGCGGGTGGAGTCGATGACTTCACGCAGGTCCAGGCTGGCATGACGGTAAGTCGGACGGATCAGCGCAGACAGAGCGCCTTCAACCGCACCGAACTTCGGACGATCGTAACCAGAGGTGGTCACTTCACGCAGCTGAGACAGGTAGTTCAGCAGACGAGTAACAGCGTTGTTGCTGTTGCGGATGTTGGTCGCGACAGTCAGAGTCTTGACCACGTCACCCGGGCCGTTCTCATCCATGGTGGACATGGGCAGAGTGATCGGGCTGTGCATCGGTACCGGGTAGCGGAACTGCAGGGTACGGGTCTGTACCAGCTGACCACGCTCACGACGGTTGGTGTTGGTGAAGCGGCTGTCGAGGTCGTAACCCACAACAGTCAGGTCACCCAGGGCCTGCAGCAGGGCTGCAACGTCACCGGAAGACTTGTCCAGGGCCTGGCCTTCAGCGTCCAGTACCTTCTCAACCACAACCGGAGTTGCGTTGATCCAGGTGTCGCCCTTAGACAGGCTGACAGAACCGGATACGCCAACACTCAGACGCAGGGTCCACTCGCGAGCCGCGATTTCGTCCAGCTCAGTACCAGTAGTGCCGTCAACGGCCTTGGAGGTACCGTTCACAACCAGGTCTTCAGTGGTGAAGTTCAGCTGGGCGATGCGAGTGTCGTTGGTCAGGCTGGGCTGGAACACCGCAGTCGGCATGCGCTCAACAGTGAAGCGAACCACTTTCTTGGTGGAGCCGCCAGTCTGAACGTACAGGCTCTTCAGACGCATGGCCGGATCGATGGTGTCGGACACGTCCAGCAGGTTGCCAGCAATCAGCTGCTGACGGTTGGAAACGCCGATCAGGTCGAACTTGTGGCCAACCTTCAGCGGGGCAGTCTTCACTACGCCACCACGGTCGAGTTCGATGGACTTCGGAGCAACCACAGCCGGATCAACGAAGACGTCGGAGTTGGTGCCTTTCTCGTCCACAACCGGAACCAGCTTGGTGCTGGCGTCTTCGAGGACGGCCGGGTCACGGAACGCTTCAACCATGTTCACTTCACGGGTGTCGAACAGAGCACCGGTAACTTCGTGGAACACGTCTTTCAGAACAGCTGCGTAAGTCAGGTTCTGAGTCACACCACCTTCAGTCGGGTTCACAACCACAGTCGGGTAGATGGCTTCACCGAACGCGTCCTGACGGGAAGCGGCCAGGTTGTACGCTACGGAGATAACACGGAAGTCACGCTGGGACTTCTCGTTGTAGTTCTCCAGACCAGCGCCTTCGGACAGGACCGGCATGTGGCCGTGGGGACCTTCAGTCATCGGAGAGAAGTTAACCACGTTCGGGTTGTTGGACGCCGGAGCACTGGTCATGCCACGCAGGGCTTTCTTGTAGCGAACTTCGTCGCCAGCGGCGATGTTGGCAACGGTAGCGGCCAGGATCTGGTTCTCACCGATACGGGAAGCGTCGGCACCGCGCTTGGCGTTGAAGCTTTCAAAGCCCAGACGCTCCAGGGTGTCTTCCAGGGAAGTGTACAGCTCGCGGCAAGTGTGCATGGACTCCTGGTCCAGGTCACCGAAAGACTCGGTGGAAACACGCGCAGCCAGTTCACGGGAAACGGTCATGGGACCGCCAACAACATCACCGGCAGATTCCAGGGACGCGACGAATTCAGACAGCTCGAAATCGCCTTTGATCGCGTCGTGGCGATCGGAGAACAGTTTCTTCAGATTATCCATTTTAAATTACCCTACGTAGGAGAAACGGAATTGTTGCTTTACAAAGCATATCATCAGGACACACTCACGCTACATTATGTGACGGGAGCGATCCAAGATAATGGCGGAATATGTTACTCGCGCACACCTTTTCAAAAGAGTGCATGTGTAACGCTTGGGCGATCAGGGCATCAAAGAAACCCTGATTAGACGAGAGCAGCGAGTTTGAAGGATCGGTACCAGAATCGTGCAACCTCTGCTGCACCGCGACCCAAGTATTCTCGTCTACAGGATTGAGGGTGTATACAGGAGTAAACTTTTCTCCAGTGACCGATTCCTTCAACGTTTCGGTCTCTACACGCTCGTTCACACGAGCCATTAAGGCCTCGTGGTTCCCACTGGCCGCCAGGCGAGCCAAAGGTGGGGATGCCAACTCTATACCGAGTTGTGCATCAAACTGGAAAGGAAAAGCCTTTAAAGCCAACTCCATCTCAGCCAGGTCCAACGGCGAGAGCTGCTGGACCATAGTATCGAGATCGGCCAGTGCTTTTAAAGACTGTCCCTCAGCTTCCATCATAGCCACCGTATTCGGCGACACCACATACAAGGTAGGCATAACATTTACCTATAGCATGAAAGAAAGGGGGATTGCGGTTGCGTCTCATAGGAATAGGGACACCAAAAACTACGCAATGTTCAGATAATACGACAACTTAATACAGTGCTTAGGATGCTCACCCATGTTTTCACCCAAACAACTACTGATTAACTGCGCGACATTACTGTGTCTGGAACATCGTGAAGGGGTAGCAACCTCACCGTCCAACGAGCTGGTTTCCAACATCCTGAACAGCTTGCCGATTCCCGAATCCACTATTGACCACGACCATGGCCGCCAAACTTTTCTGGAATTACGCTCAGCGGTCATGTGGCTGAACACCCGGACGGAAGAAAACTTCCCCACCGATGCGGAAGTGTTGCAACAAATTCAGGTGGCGTGTCGGGAAGAGAACTTCCTGTACGAAGCGCTGATGAATGCGCTGATGGAAAAGTACCCGGACATCAAGAGCGTCGTTAAGGTCATTCAGTCCTATCGGGCGAACCTGAACCAGCACTTGAACGACGAGCGCATACTGTCGATCATGAAGGAGTACAGCCACCGGTTTACGTTCAAGCGCAACACCATCCACGACATTGCCGCCGAAGTTACCGAGATGGGGTCCAAGCTGGAACCTTTTTTGGAAGCCCGCACCAATCAGAAACACCCAGCCATGATGGGGTCAATGGACTTTGGCGACCCCGATGACCTGGCGCAACATTTTAAAGACGTGAAGGTGGCGTTGTCTACCGATGGGGCGTTGAAGTTCGGCTGGAAGGGGTTGAATCGGATGCTCGGTCGCGTTGGTGCTGTGCGTCGAGGCGAGTTCGCTACGGTCGCAGGTCTGCAACACAACTTCAAATCCGGTTTTATGTTGTCGCTGTTCACTCACGCTGCCTTGTTCAACAAACCGCAACTGCGGGACGAGACCCGCACCCCACTGTTGTTGTTCATCACGTACGAGAATGAGATCCCCGATAACTTAATGTGGATCTACAAGTACCTGAAGGAGAACGAAACCGGCGAAGCCGTCATTGATGTGTCGGTGGACGTGGAAGAAGCCGCCCGTTACGTGTCCGAACGACTGCGGGAAACCGGGTTCGAGATTCGCATGCACCGGTTTGACCCGAGTGACTTCACTGTCGCCTCCTTCATTGGGTTCTTGGATGGCATTTACGCTGACGGCTACTAGATCGTTGGGCTGTTCATCGACTACCTGAACATGATGTCTAAGGCTGGCATCGATGCCAAGGTCGCCGGTGATGACATTCGTCTGTTGTTCCGTCGAGTGCGTAACTACTGTGCTCCTTTTTGATGGTAACCATTAATTACTCAATCTTATGAATTCTAAACATTCGTGAGATTAGTTGTGATTAAGAAAATACCTGGAAATTCAGAACTTAGAATTGATATGGACGGTCGTATATACAACGGCCATGGCGATATTGTTAATTTACCTACTGTAAACGGCGATGTTAAAATCGACCTGTTCGGAACTGAACGATGGGTTGGCCTCAAATGGCTGTCCTTACTAGCTTGGTACGAATGTGGGCACATCACAGATCTTTCTAAACACCTAGATAAAATAAAATTCGTAGCGGTGGATAATACCTACCTACGTATTAGGTGTAAGAAACTCATGGTCTTCACGGAACCTGTCTACTACAGGAAAGGTTTCAGGTACATACCAAATCACCCTAAGTATGCCATCGATATTGACGGCATTGTGTTGGATACATCCACTAACGAAATTCTGAACGATGTAAAGCTAGATAACCACGGTTATCCGACTCATTATCTAAGATCGCCCGATCGCAATATGAACCGGACCGTTAAGTTACATCGTTTGCTATGCATGGCATGGTTGCCCAACGACGATTATATTAACCGACCCTTGATTAACCACATCAACGGTATTAAAGACGATAGTCGGTTAGATAATCTCGAATGGTGTAGCACGACTGAGAACGTCAGACATGCATTAGACACCGGTCTTAACGACTGTGGTATACAGGTAAAAGTGCGGGATGTAAAGACAGGCTTGATTGAAGTGTATAGTTCAATGAACGCTGCAATTAGAGCTTTGGGTTTAGGTAAAGGATATTCCATGGGAAGCGTTCGGGTTAAGCTCCCGGGATATCTCTGGAAGAAACGCTATGAGATAAAGGCGGTGTCTGATACATCGCCATGGTATTACGAATCTGTTGATGTTAACGATTTTAAATTAGGAAAGTCGTACTACACCTTTACTGTCCATGATAAACGGACAGGCGTGGAACGTAAGTTTAACACCCGAGATAAACTGTGTAAAGCCTACGGTATTCCATACAGCTCGACCAACGTTTCTGATTTTGTTCTTAAACTTAAGGAAGATTTTGATTACCTTAGTGTTAAGTACAAGCGCAATGCTGTATCCGGTCCTTACTACGTACACGATCGAAAGACAAGGGTTTTAGCGGTATTCACCTCTTTGGATCAAGTTAGTAAACATACGGGTCGAACCAAATCTGAGATACAGGTCGATTTGAGTCGTGGAATGAAGTACATCTACGATAAAAGGTGGTTGGTTCTGACAAACACCAGTAAGGACAATGGTGTTGAACCAATAGACAAGCCTAAACCTTACAAGAAGGTGCTGATTGTTAATGTCGAAACCGGCGAATCTCAAAAAGCTGATTCAATACGACACGCAGTCAGAATAACGGGTCTTAATAATAAGACCATCGCTTCCAATCTAAATACTGAAAAACAGGTAAAAGGTTTCATTTTTAGGGCGTTAGATCGGTAACGGTCTAACGGACCTCCTCTAATTGCGGGAAACCCCTGAGAGCCTCATACACCAACCCATGCTGGAAACAGTGACCGGTCGAAAGATCCCATGGGGGCGCTGCTAACCACAGCGGTACGGTAAAAGAGATGAGGATTGGGCGATCCGCAGCGAAGTCCCTACGGTCTCACGGCTAGGGGATGTGCTCAACGACTAAGGCTTTAGCAGCCTGTAGGGACCAAGTGGTCCTGAAATGGGGAGCTTCCTACTGTCACTCTTCGGAGTGGGCTGAGGAAGAAGATATAGTCTGGACATCCAGGGAAAGCCTGGAGCTGCGTGTAATGGCGCGGGTAGGGTCTAACGAACCTTACTGAACACTTCGAGAGGTATTGCCTGCATCACCCCCCATCAGCTCTCCTCAGACGCCCTCCAGCTAACGCGGGAGAACGTGGAGGACTTTGTTAAGGTGGTGGCTAACAAAGGTTACTACGATGGCTGTAAGCGTCTGGGTCAGGAACCGGACTTGGAGATGTTCATTCACATCGTCAAGGTACATGGCAGTAGTTATCTGACGATTCAGCGGGGTAAGCATCGTTCAGCTGTAACGCCTGAGAAAGACCTGTATTGTGTTTTACCGTTCAAAGAAATCGGTACCATTCCTTGGGATATCGACAAGGAACAGGAAATCACCGTGGCAATGCCTGGCGGTGGTGAGATAGGCGGTGCCGACGAAATACCGTGGTGGGCAGAATGAACCAAAATGGAACGAAAACAATGACTGACTATTGGAAGTGGTTTTGTGAGATCCAACGTTACGCGTTTTTAAAAGGTGATGATCGGGTGGATAAAGTACCGCTTAGTACGGGCAACCACATTGAGGTCGACCAGGTAGAGGCGTTGGTCGATGAGATGAATCAAGAAATCACAGCCCTGCGGAACCAGTTGGCAAACGTAGTGATTGCCGAGTTCGGTAAAGGAAACATGGTGGTTGCCACCGGGGTCTACAATAATCAACCGGCGGTGTTCATGCGAGCCGCCAAGGAATCCGGTGGGCAACCGGACGGTGAGTTGTTTGGAGAAGACGTGGGGGTGTCGGATAGAGAGTTGACGCCTGACGAGCGGGTCATTCTTTGTCAAACATCGTACCACGCCACCATGATTGCTCGGGCATTGCGTAAAAGTCCCAAGCTCTTTGAACTGGACCCGAATCAATAAAAAAAAAAGAAGCGCTATAAAAGCCCTCCCCAAATGGGGAGGGCGCTATGTCGTTATCGGGTGGCGCTTGAGACCACCCATACATAACCGACTACGGCCATTCCGACGAACGCCACTTGCTTGGCACGACGGAACAGTTTGTTTTTCTTGGCTTGGGTATTCGCTGTTTCACCACGGGTCATGACGACTCCTTAATCTTTGTATTGGCCGGTTACGAAACGGGAGAACACGATGGTTCCGGCAATCACGGAGCCGGTGACCACACCTAAGATGAAGCCACCGACGGCGTGGCGACCGACACTCTTAACTTGGTCTTTGGTACTGGTGGTATTACTCATGGTTGGATTCCTTTACAGGTAAGTTGAAATGTTTCTCGATTTCTTCCCGCCGACGCCGTGCCCAGCGTTCAGCCGGGGGCCGCTGGTTGATTACATTAGCTGCCAGTTCACGCTCCTCTGGGGTGGCGAAGATCAATGGGAGGGGGTAGTAGGCGTACCCGGTAAAGAAGCCATCCGCACGGCCCTGACGGCGTACCAGCGCATGGTGGAAGGCACTGGTCTCGGTGCCCAGTAACCCGGCCTTGATGTCCTCGAACTGACCGGGGTAATCGTCGGCGTTGAGGTAGTATATCGTGCCTTCGTATTTAGCACGAAAGAACACCGTACCTTCTTTGGCGTGCAGGGTTTGGGTACCATCCGACCAGAGGTCCTGGTGCCACTCCCCTTGGGGTTGTTGCGTTATTTCATACATGTCACACCTCACAGTTTCTCGGTCAGCTTCAGGAAGCGTTCAGCCATGGTTTCCGTCGGCAGGGGATGACCACTGTACTGGTGATCAACGATGTCCAACAACAGGTGCATCGGGTAACCACCCAAGAACAGTTTTACTAAGGCATTCTGATACCGCTCGGACCGTAATGGGGAACGGAAGGTGTCGTACTCACCGTGGAAATGCAGGGTGGTATCTTCACCAAAGATCACAGCACCGTGCTCACCAACGAACACCAGAAAACGACGCTCGTCTCCGGTGGTCAGGGCGTGAGCTTGCCCGAAGGTTCCGAAGCGCTTTTCCGCCATGCGGTTTTTCAATACCTCGATCAGCCGCTCTGGGGTGGCGTAGTGGTGCTGCTCGGCATTGTTGAAATGTTTTATGAACAGGGCCTTGTAATCGTAACCGTGGGTTTGTGTGGACATGGTTTAGTCTCCTTCGACTTGGGATGTATAAAAAAGAAATGGACGTGGGGGAGCACAGTGCTCCCCCAATCGCCTTACTTCATGAAGCGGTTGAACGCGCTTTCGACCACGTCCTCCGCTACATTGGTACCGCGCCCGCCCATTAAATGGCGAACACCGGCGTACGCACCGATGCCGACGGCGGCGATGCCAGCGCCAATGGCCGCCTTCTTGGCACCCCACTTTAAGCCTTTCTTGAAGCCGTCCATACGGCCCCGCTGCTCGGCGGCTTGTTCTTGAGTGGTTTCGTTAGCCTGAGTGTTGTTTGCTTCGGTCATGATAATCACCTTTTTCTTTCGGTTTAGTTAGATGTATGAGCAACCTTTCTTGGGTTTACTCACATGGGTTATATGGGTTTCAAATTTGTTTCAATCAAACACAACGACGCCTGAACGGGGATCGAGAGCGGAACCGTTTGGCTTTACTGGCCGGTTTCAGGGTATCGGTCTTGATCGCTATATCCGTGTGAGACTTGAAATGGATCAAGTCGCCCATCAGTCGGTTCGCCCGCTTGGCATCAATGAAGATCGAGAACCACGCACGGGTCTCGGGTTCTTCGGAGATGCGATCGTAGTCGCTACCAAATGCGTGAACGGCACCGGGCCGGTATTCCAACTCCGGGACCTTACCGTCGCCGAAGGATACCACCAGTACCGCCGAAGAGCAGGGGATCACCACCTGGGTGAACCCGCACTCCCGCATGGCCGTGGCTGTCTCGACCAGGGCGTCGTCGGGAAGTACACGGGTATCAGCCGGTAGTTGCTCGAAGCGATGGGTGAGAAGATCCCGGTAACGGGAGAACGCGGTGGCGTCGCCAACGAACGCCAGGGTATCAAAGCTGTGGCCGTATTCGTGTTTGATGACGCCTGGCATGATCGCGATCTTGCACCACTCGGAGTAATAAGTCTCCTGAGTGTCGTGGTCGGTGATCACCGCGTAGGAATCGGCGGTGGTACGGAATTGGTCTACAACTAACAGTGTCATGGTTCACCTTTTTTCTTTCGGTTTATGTGTGTTGGTGTTTTTGGTTTACCACTGGACGCGGCTTTTCATCTGGCCCCACGGTGTGTTTTTGGAGATCACCGCACCGACGCCAATGTTTACTCGACTGCGATGTTGGGGCCGGACGGATTCTTCGGTTGGGGTTGATGCCTTCAGCAATACCGTGACGTTACCCATTTTCATTACGGGTTCATTCATCGCTATCATTAACCCAGCGAATAAGTTTCTATTCTCATGGATGAACTGGTCGCACAGCGTCATCGTCCTGTGGTCGATCGTGAACGACTGGAGCTTGTGAGTTTCATCAAATGGGTCCTTCTTCAACTCAAATACCATATCGTGGAGTTCAATGATGGTGGTGAAAGCGATGGTCGGGCCCTTGGCCTTAGCAATGCATTCGCCCAGACCTTTCGCTACGTCCGTTACTGTAAGAGTAAGCATGATTCACCTCGTTTATCGTTCTTTCGGTTTATGGGGTATGGGTAGTGTGGATCAGTTCAGGTTATCGAGGTTGTATAGGTCCGTGGTGTGAGGAGTGAATGTGCAATGCACCACCCCGTTGTCGGCGATCAAACACGCCGCCATTCTCACTACAACCACGTCGTTATCATCCTCGTCCACCTGGGTGTAGGATTCTTCTTTGAGCACAATGTTTTCCTCAAACAGCGCATGCTCGAAGTTAGACTGCTTGGAAAACTCTGTCAGTACCCTTGACAGCACCGTATCGTCGAGTCGAACCAAGACGTTTGGTGCGACCGTCTGTTCATACGGACTGTGCGTCGGGCGGGGATTGTACGACTCATGGGTGCCGCACATCGTTCTATGGACGTAAGTTTTACGTACCATCAACTCTCGGATGAACTTGGCTTTTTCACTGAGGGTTTTGTTATCGGCTTTCATACTCTCGTCCAGCTCTGTAGTGGGTTCTTTAATCGATGTTTTGTTAAAAACAACTGTTTCGTTTTCTGGCTCGGCGTCAATCGGGTCGTTTGACTTTACCCTGAACTTAATGTAGATGCAAAAATCCGGTGTCAATAATACCTTATTGTCTTCAACTAGGTATATCCCAACCGCGTTGAGTCGAGTCTTTCGGGATGGAACCGCGAATGCATCAAGGCATTTGTTCTTGAACTCGTTGATCAGGTATTGCGCACCCAGTCCATCGAGGTATTCGTTCAAATCAACGAACAGTCGTTTTCCAGTTACGTGAGCCGGAGTGAGTTCGTTCCGATACAACTTGTTCCGGGTCAACATACCAACGACTTCCCGGGCATCTTCGGTTTTACCGAAACGTCGATTTAACTCAGCGTAAGTGACACGCTTGCCGGGTTTCTTCACATCCC